CTTGGTCATTGGATCTTGCTGTACTGCTGCTGTGACATCCTCACCTGTGTTCACTGAGATCAGAGTCAATTCGAGATCAATGAACTGTGTGATGATCTGAAGTTGGATGGAAAGCTCTCGTGCCAGCCGGGAGAGATCCTCGACATAAATCTTCTCTCCTGCTCGTGCTTCCTCCATCATTGCATCGAGGGCAGGTCGGTGCTGCAAGGTTCCAGAAATTCCTTCCTCTTTCCAGATTGTCAATGATTCTCGCGGGTTACAGTAGTTTTCAATGGATTCCAATTGCCGCTGGAAGCCGGTTTGGTGGAGTTGTTGACGGGTGGAAACGCGGAGGTAGGCATGGACGGACATTCGGTTTCTCCAGAAATGCCGTCCTTGGCAAAAAAAGTGAAAAAACTCTTGACCTATCGTTATCCGAGGTTTATGATAGTTCAAGAGCCTGTGAACTCATGGATTCACAGTACCACAATCATGCAAGAGGTGCAATCCCGCACCCGATGGTGGAATTGAGGGCAACTTCAAAAGGAGATGAGATGGGAATTTTGAATAAAGCAGACTGGAGTGGAGAAATCCGCCGGGATCACACCCATTTCACTCCGGAGCCGGAGCGTGGTTCCGGAATGTCCGGAGAAAAGTTCGAAGAGCTATTGGAGGCTCTGGACGAGCCTCGACATCTGATTGCCTCCTTTCGTACTGGCATGATCTGGGACGGCATGTGCGAGGCGTACTACGGCTCTCACTTCACGCAAATTGAGGACGACGGGAACACCTTCGTGACATTTCACGGAGAAGATGGCCCGTACTCAAAACCGCGCTCTAATCCAAAACTAACCTTGGAACAGGCCAAGGCGTTTTGGGTGCAATTCCGCTGATGCCATCAGAAATTCTCTTCGCATGGGAGGCCGCACAGGTGCTGGGCCTCTCCTCCTCAAAGTTCCTCCGCACAGTCGGAGACGAGATTCCTCACACGCGCAAAGGCGGCGTGCGCCTCTACAAGCGCGATGTTGTGGAACGCTGGCGCGACCGCAGGATTCCCAGTGGTTGACGAATCCAAAACGCTTGAGTGGAATCTCAACGTCATTCCGGTTGCGAAGCCGAGGATGACCCAGCGGGACAAGTGGCAGCAGCGTCCGTGCGTCCTCAAGTACCGCACCTATTGTGATGAGTTGAGGACGCGGGTTCGACTCCCGCCATCTCTAGTCTCCGTCTCATTCCACATGCCGATGCCGGGATCGTGGAGCAAGAAGAAGAAAGAAAGCATGGACGGCACACCACACCTCCAGCGTCCTGATCTCGATAATCTCCTCAAAGCCTGGTGCGACGCACTCTACCCGGAGGACTCAGTGATCTGGTCAATTCATGCAACCAAATTCTGGTCCTACACCGGGTCGATAACGTATGAAGTATGAAATGGAGGTCAAACCCTGGATGAGCAGGGATGCAGATGCAAATCCGCTTGGGTTAAGGCACCGCCTTTACGGATTTGATCTCCCTGCGGTGGACATTGACTTTTTATTGTGCGAGTACAGCAGCAATATCCCGCTGGCACTCATCGAGTACAAGCACAGGTCCGCAGGAGCAGAGCGATGCGAGTGGAACGGCACGCACGTCCCTCGCATTCTCTTCAAATCTGCAATCACCACCCTCCGCAGACTGTCGGAGCGGATGCGGTTGCCTTTTTTCGTCGTGTTCTACTGCGATGAAGAGTGGAGCTACGAGGTGTTCCACCTGTTTGATCCTGGTGATAAGCACTGCATCACCAAAACTACACTCACAGAGCTTGAATTCGTGAGGCTTTTGTATAAATTACGCGGCATGAAAATGCCAGAGGAGATCAGTGGAAAACTCAATCATTAAGGGAATGCCTGCCGACGAGTACCATCGACATCAGGCGAAGGGATCAACACAGGTGAAGGCAATGAAAAACATCGCAACATACCTGTATGAAGAGACGCATCCAAGGAAGGTACTTCCAGACATGCATCGCGGGACACTGATCCACGCCGCATGTCTGGAAGCGCTCACGGAAGAGCAACTTGCGAAGCGGCATCCCTGCGAGAGTAGGGCAGGATGGAAGAAGGAGGATCACCAAGGCGCTGCCTCCGTAAATGGGAAGATGAGAAAGCACCCGCTGATTGGACGCATTCTCCAGCTTGGATCTCCAGAGGTTTCTGCATTTGCAACCCTGGATGGAGTCGAATGCAAGGCTCGCATCGACTGGTACCAAGATCTTGATGACCACAAGAAGATTTCAGTGGTCAGAGGAGGCGTTCCATTCTCGGTGGATGCATCCGCAGTCCATCTCTATGACCTCAAAACAGTGAGCAAGGGAGTCGCAGATCAGGAGGCGTTCTCCAAGTACGTTGGCAACTATGGGTTGCACGTTCAGGCAGCACTGTACTACGACGTGATCACGACTGTTTTGGGATTACCTCCTGCACGTTTTTCTTGGATTGCAGTGGAGCGAGATCCTCCACATCTGATGGCAGTTCATGCTGCCGATGATTGGCTGGAGATTGGACGGGAAATCTACCGGAAGAATCTCCAGAATTACCGCGACTGGATGCGCTTATCTGCATCGAGTCGAGAGCAAACCAGAAACGCAGGATACCACGAGGACGAGCGAGTCCTTCCGGTTCCTGCATGGATCAAGAAACAGGATCACTATGTTTGAACACATCATCAGGGAATTTGAGAAGCCGAGGCTTCGTCACCCGCAGCTCAAACGTATGAGACGCGCAGCTCAACTCAAAAGAAGAGAGGAAAAATGAGTGAATTAACAATCAGGGAGACAACAACTCCCGCAGTCGCACCCTCGTCGCCCTCGTCGCCAGCAGTTGTTGCAAAGCTCGACCAGTTGGAGTACGAAACTCGACTGATTGATTACGACTGGAGGATGGCAACAGCATTTGCAAAGTCAGGCGTTAGCGGCATGTGGAAATCACAGGAGGCGATCTTCACTGCGATTCAGATTGGCAGGAGGTATGGATGGAGTCCTGTTCACTCTCTCCAGAATCTCTACCCGCTTCAGGGATCTGCTCACTTCAAAGCAATCTCTGCAATGGGACTCGTGCTGCCGCATGCAGACAAGCCTCCGCGTGTGAAGCGTGAGGAGAAGGATGGTAGACCCTATTCCTGCACAGTTACTTACACCCGCAAGGGTGTGAAGACAACGAGGACATTTTCGATGGAGGACGCGAAGCAGGCAGGTCTCGTTAAGTCTACCGGCTCATGGGCGTTCTACGCACAGAACATGCTCTATTGGCGTGCCGGTATGTTTGCAGCAAGAGAAGCTTTTCCTGACATCCTGAGCGGCATCTACGCAGTGGAGGAAATTGCAAACATGAGTGCCGAGGAGTATGAGCGTGGAGCAAAGGACATCACTCCAGACGATGAGGATTCCGGCACAGGACTCAGAGATCAGTTGGATGCAATCTCTCTTGATGGCATCTCTGAGCCTCCGGACGAGTCTCCTGATCCAGATACCATCGTTTCAGAGGATGGAGACCGGGTGGAGCCGGAGCCGGAGCCGGAGCCGGTTCGTGAGAGCTACTATAAATGAAGAAAGCAAAGACTGTCACGAAGAAGACCGCGACAAAGAGGAAGGAAAAAAAAGTTGAGCAGATGCAAGAACTTCGGGAAAACACAACCCGAAGTTCATCTGGGTCCACGAAGTGGACTACCGGAGATGAAATCCGGTTTCTCCGTTCTGCCAGGGAACTCCTTGCAGAGCGCAAATATGACAAGAAATCTCTCACTCCTTGGGAACTGGAGAATGTCCCAGATTATGAGATGTCGAGCTTCTTTCAGAAGTACATCCAGTGCTGCCGGAACCGCGTGAATTGGCCTGCAATGGACAAGGAGACGATCCTGGAGGTAGCAAGGAAACTTCTCAGGGATCATATTTAATTTTGAGACCGAGGTAAGCGAGTGGGATGCACCTCCTTCGCACTGTTAACGCGGAAAAACGCATCCATGTTTCATACCTCGTCAAGCGTCATGGGAGTTGATGCTCCTCGGTCTCTCCAACCACACACAGGAGAAAATATGCATGTTTCACTTCACCTCACAAACTGCTGGGTCCGTGTCTGGTCAGAATGGCTTCGGGAGCGTCGCGCTCCAGGAACAAAGCAGGGTATTCCGGGAGAAGTAGTTGAGAGACGCTCCAAGAACAAATCCACCAGAGGTGCTGCCGAGGAGAACTGGTCGGTACTTAAAATCGAGACAGATACAGACACCCTGAATATCTACCTCCCGCCGGGACACGCACAAATCATTGCGAAGGCATGGCCTGATCTTGAAATCTCTGACACTGAATATCTACCGCGTGAATCCCTATCTCATTGAAAACCCTGCGGTTGTTTCGTTCTCAGGAGGACGTTCCTCTGGGTTCATGCTTTGGAACATCCTCCAGGCATACGATGGGAAACTTCCAGAGGATATCACCGCGATCTTCTGCAACACCGGCCTGGAGCATCGGGAAACCTACGAGTTCATCCACAGGATTGAAGAGAACTGGTGTCCTGTTGTGTGGTTGGAATATACCCTGACTCCGGAAGGAAAAGCGTCCTATGCACAAGTGCAGTATGAGACTGCGAGCAGACGTGGAGAACCCTTTACTAAATTGATTGGCAAGAATACGCATGGGCGCGGGAAGAAGTTCCTGCCGAATCCTGTTGCACGGATCTGCACCGTAGAGATGAAGATCACTACTGTGCAGAAGTACATGAGCCATGTGTATGACATGACCGACTGGTGCAACTGCATTGGACTGAGATCCGATGAACAGAGACGAGTCTCCCGATTGAGGTCGCGCATAAATCCGCCACTCATGCCGATGGCAGATGCCGGACACTCCAACCAAGATGTCCGTGCGTTCTGGTATAGGCATCCTCTGGATCTGAAGCTTCCACTTGATTCCAACATCTTTGGAAACTGTGTTGGATGCTTCCTCAAAGGATATGGAAAGCTGGAAGCGATTGCACGAGAAGAACCTTGGCAACTGGACTGGTGGATTAGACAAGAGCAAGAGTCAGGTGCGACGTTTGTGAAGAATCGCCCGGATTATAAAACTATCAAACAAGATGCACATCTTCAGCGGGCATTTGACTTTGGCGATACTGTTGACTGCTTCTGTACTGATTGAACAAAGGAACGCATGAACTACGACGCATGGAAACTTCAGACTCCGGAGGAGTATTACGGATACCGTGAGCGCAACTGTATCCAATGTGGATATTCCTTTGACTCGCCTGCATCGGATAAGAGTAAAATCTGTGATTATTGCAGCGAGGAGAACGACCCAGAAAAGGAGGAAGAATGAGCATCAAACTGGACATCTCTTTAATCAACTCAGAGTGCTGGAAAAACCCGGTGCATTTGAAGCTCTGGATCTACTGTCTGCTGCGTGCAAACAGGGTCGATCAAGTGATTATTCATGCAGGTCAGACTGTCCAAGTTCCTCGTGGATCTTTCATCACAGGACGGCATAAAATATCAGAGGATACCGGCATCTCTGAGCGCAAAATCAGGACGTTTCTGGACTCCCAAAAAGCGACCAAGGATTTGTCCATCGAATCGACCAAGCAGTTTTCCCTCGTAACCGTCTGCAATTACAGGGATTACGCGGTTGATGATGATCCTGAAAATGGAGCAGATGACCAACGATCTGGCCACAGAGAACTACTATCTTCATCTCTATTAGGTATAAAAGATCCATATAATGATATTAAGGATACTATAAATGTCGGATTTTCCCGGAAATCCGACGTGTCTGGCGATCCTGAATTTGAGACATGGTGGAAGAATTGGAGAGACGCTGTTTCTTCACCTCCCGGTGGAAAATCGAAAGCAGAAACCCACTATAAAAGATGCAGAAATGAGTTCTCTGTTGAAGAAATTAACATTGCAACTCGTAATTACTTGATTGGATGCAGGAAATCTGGGCAATTCAACTTGCATGGCGAGGGATTTCTTAATCCAAAGAATGGACACATTGAACAATATCAAGAGGAACAAACCATTAATCAACAAACAGTGGAGGTACATGACTCAATACTCGACCAAGAATATCACAGGATCAACTCTGCTTGATCTTGAGATTCCCATGACCAAAGAGCAGTATCAGAATCTGCTTGAAGGACTCAAGGGATGTGAACTCAATTACAAGAGTCAGATGCATAGACAAGGAGGAATCACAAACTCTGAGTTGAAACTCTGGAGCAAAAACCTCCGGCAACTCGCTCCTTGGCAGATTAAGGAAGGGTTTGCAATTCATATCAAGAACTCCCAGTGGTATCCAACTGCTGCGGATATTATCAATGCTCATGTCAATCACCCTCAACCAAAAGCATCAGAACGTCCATCAGAGGCACTCGCGCTGCCTGAACCTGTCCGGAAACCAGTTCCGATGCCTCCTGAGTTCAGGAAGCAAATGAGAACTCTTTTTCAACTCAAACCCAGTTGACCAATGATAACTTACTACAAGGACTTGAATTCCGAGCTTCGGAAAATGGAATTTCCAAGATTACTGACTGAAACTCAGGTTTCAGAACGGACAGATATTCCAATCTCGACGTTAAAACGCCACAGGCACCTTAGACGCGGACTTCCTTATGTGAAGATCGGCCCACGCCTCGTGCGTTACAATGATGCTGAGGTTGTGCGCTACATCTCTGAACACACCATCCATCCTGAAGAAAATGACTGAAAAAACCTATATCAACAAGTGCAGTCTCAAAGAGAAAGTCTTTGATAATGGTAGCCGCCTCCTAAACTGTGCGTTCAATATCGAGGAGCTTCAACAACACTCCAAGGATGGCTGGATACGGCTCGTGATTGCTCCAAGGCGTTCTCCAAATGAGAAGGGATACACCCACTACGCCTACAAGGATTCTTTTGAACCAAAGGCGCAGCAGGAACCGGCCGCCAAGGTGCAGCCTCGGTCTGCATCGAGTTATGAACATGCTGCACCTCCGCTGGTGAAAGATGATGGAGTTCCCTTCTGATGCAACCCACTAAAAGCACGATCTCCGGATCTCTGAGTTTAACCTGTTTTGCAATCTTTGATCTCCAGGATATGGAGTCTCAGGAAGATCCAGAGGAGACTCCTCTCGATTTCAAACCTTGGCTGGAGGCTACGACGGATCTCTGTCTTGAACGAGGAAAGGTTCATATCGACTTTGATTGTGAGAATCTCATCTTCTCACTGGAGTTTCCAAAATCTCAGACAAAGCTCGACAGGACAATTGGAGTCTCCTTCCTCGTTGATGCAGACCAGATTTCAGATTTCTCGGCAAAGCTGAATTTGCTGATGTCGTCATTTAAGTTGGAATCCAAGAAATTTCAATCATTGGATGACACGGAATCCTTCCAGTAGAAGTATCGCGGAAATGTCGTGCCAGACTCTTGACATCCTTACAAGCCTGCTTGTATCCTGAAGACGGTAAGTTCAGTGGCTCGGCATTGAAGATCCTGTCTCCGGTGTCTGGGCTGCTGTCCTGTTCGTCCAGAGCGCCGGAGGACAGGAGATTCTAGGACTCCTGAGTCATTATCGCGTCCGTGCGTTGACGGCTAACCAGGTCCTTGGTTCTTCTCGTGAGACCTGTATTCCTACATGCACGCAAGTGCGTGGCGGGTCGCACGATACTTCGGCGCTCAACACACCTCAACTCAGACTCAAGATGCCAAAGAAGAAACAGGGATACAGCGCTCGCCTTGATGAACGACTTGGAATGACTAGAGGCAAGCAGGCAACTAAGAAAATGTCTGCTGCGGCTCGTAGGAAAGTCTCTAAGGCTACTAGAAAACCAAAGGGTACTTATGGGTTCAAGAAGAAGTAGTCTGGTCCCTTATAGATATAATAGAGAGATAATGGAGGATGTTGATGGAGTAAATCTTCTTATGGATATATTAATAACATCTAATCTCTCTTATAAAGATAATGAAACTGATAGACTACTAGAAGAAGAAGATGGGAAGACCAGCATTTCTAATTACTCCTGAAGTCCTAGAGAAAACTGAGCGTTTAGCAGCTCAAGGACTCAATCAGGTGCAGATAAGTGCGTGTTTGGGTATAGTCCAGAAGACCCTCATTGAGAAGAAACGAGCCTTCAGTTCATTTGGTGAAGCCATACGCATCGGGAAGGCTAAGGGTATTGGAACCGTTACAAATGCCCTGTTTCAGTCTGCACAAAATGGATCTGTTCCGGCGCAAATCTTCTACCTCAAGAATCGAGATCCGGAGAATTGGAAGGATATTTCAGCACACAGTGTCTCTCTTGTTTCCAAGATGACAGACTCTCAATTGCTCGATGAGGTACGCTCAGACCCAGAACTAGCGAAAGTGCTGGAGGCATCACCAGTGATCGAGTCAACCGACTACGAAGTAGTGGAATAACCCAGTGTGGCGGATACGCACTCCGCCACAGAGTCAATGATATCAAGCACTTACGGCGATGGATGCTCAATGTACCGTCAATTATACCGACAAAAGCACGGAGCCGGTGCTTCGAGGACCGAGGGAATCAGACACCGCGATGATAATGGACTCGTGGCTCCGCAGTGGTCTCCAGTACCCAATCTTCGCCTCGGAGGTTGGACGACCACCCATCCGCCTTCGGGTACCCGGCACCCTCCTCCTCTCTCAATCTCGCACCTTCCTAAAATCATTAATTCCAAGTTCTCAGCTTTTAGTTTTATGCAATCCCGAGGACACGGATCACATGATGGGATGGATATGTTTTGAGGAAGAGAATCCATGTTTACACTTTTTATTCATCAAGTTTAATTTCCGAAGAATGGGAATGGGCAGCAGATTATTAAGGGAATCAGGACTTCCACAATCTCCGAAGGAGTGCGAGGTCAGTTGGCGAACGCCAGCGCTCAATTTTTTCAAGAATCACAAATGGGTATGGAACCCATACAGGAGCATGAAATGAAAATTGGAAGAGTTCAATTCATCAAGCCAGTTTCAATTCCACATTACAACACAGTTGAGGGATTACATTGGCGCAGCCACAATCACGAGTTAGACATGGAGTTCAACGGAAGTTTACTTACAATCCGAGGAATGCCTGAGAGGTTGAAGGGCCGATTAGTTGAGGTAATGGTTCCAGTGAGTAACATCGCCGGTTATTTGAGTATGGACGCAGAATTAGAATGGACAAGGGAGGATGAGCGACGACAATCAGCCGCAGCAGCAAGGGAAGAAGCGTCCAGACATCAGGGACAAGAAGCGCGGAACGCGGAGGGAGAGGATGCACGACTTGGACTTGAGTCCATCGCAAAGGCAACTCCTAGAAGGGTTGGTCGTCCGAAAAAAATCAAGGGAGCTTGAGGAGGGTCGATTAAGAGACACATCAGATTCATTGAGGGATAGTTTATTTCCAGAGCAGCGCCTTTTTTTTGAAAGTTCAAGAAAGAAGAAGCTCGCACGATGCAGTAGGCGTGCAGGAAAGACACATTTGAGTGCAGTGATTTTGTTATGTGCAGCAATTGAGTATCCAGGGAGTTTAGTTCCATACATCACCTTGAGCATGAAGAACGCCCGGAGGATTTTATGGACAACACTTCATGAGTTAGATTTGAAATTTGGAATAAACCTGGAATTCCGTGCAAACGACCTGACTGCAACTTTAACAAATGGATCTCAGATCATATTAGCAGGTGCAACCGATTACGAAGAGATTCAGAAGTTGAGAGGTCCAAAGTATGGCGCAGTCATCTTGGACGAGGTGCAATCAATGAAAGCATCCGTCTGTCGGCACCTTGTAGTAGATATTTTGGAACCAGCAACAATGGATTTAGATGGAACAATCTGTGCCTTTTTCACTCCTTCGGCAAGTGCAGCAGGATATGCATTTGATTTGGATCACATTGACAACGCATGGGAGAGGCATCACTGGACAATGCTGGAGAATGTTCATTTGCCACGGGCTGCGGAGTGGCTTTCTCAGAGAAAGCAAGAGAATCATTGGACCGATGAGACTCCAGTATTCAGAAGGGAATATTTGGGAGAGTGGATACATGATCAAGAAACCCTTGTATACAGTTTCAATTCAGAGAGGAATTTATGTACCGCGACACAGGACGGCGACTTGGACACCCATGTTCTTGGAATTGATCTTGGATTTGTGGACGCAAGTGCATTTGTCATTCTTGGATTCTCAGAAGATTCTCCAGACGTTGTTGTGGTACACGCAGAGAAGGCATCAGGATACACATCAGAAGACATCGCAAGAAGGATTCAAAGGTTGATTGATCGTTTTGATCCTGTCCGTGTAGTTGCAGACTCAGGTGGACTAGGAAAGATGATTGTAGAAGAATTAAACAAAAGGTACGAGTTGAATGTTTGGCCTGCGGAGAAGTCAAAGAAGTTGGATCATATTACACTCATCAACAGTGATTTTGAAACAGGACATTTACTGATTGAGGAGACTCCTTCAACAGAACCTCTCAGGGATGAACTCACCCTCTTGGAGTGGAACTTGGCAGAAAAGGAAAAGGGACGTTTCATTGAAAGAGATGACCTAGAGAATCATTGTTGTGATGCAATGCTCTATGGATGGAGGGAGTGCATGCACTACTTGCACAGGGAATCGCATCCAATTCCAGAGTCAGGAACTCCAGAGTATTTTCGGAAGTTTGAAAAGGAACTGGAGGAGGAGTGTTTGAAAAGTGTTGAAGATCCAGAGTCAGAGTGGTTTGAAGTTAATGTTGAAGATGGATACTACATTTAGAGATGGCAGAAACAAAGGCACAACAAGACGCAAGAGAGAGATACGAGATGGACTTGGCACTCTTGGGTGCTAGGGACAAGACGCTCAAAGATACTGCAAAGGGTATCCTTTCCGGCACCTATGGGCTTCCATCTGACATTTTAGAACTCTTCTCAGGTGCATTCACACAAGGTGCCGCAGAGAAGGCATTGAGGACAACACCTCCTGGTGTGCAGCCAGATGAACCTCCATTTTCATTGCCGTTTGTTCAACCTCGTCCGGAGCGTCGTCCTGAACAGGTTGGTGTGCCAAAAGTCAAGTACACGAGTGCAGACTTGGCACAGAGGATGGGATTAGATCCATACGCTGGAGAAACACTTGCAGCACAGGTTCTTGCTCCTGATCCTCTCGTAGGACTCAAGGCAGCAAAGTTGGTAAAACTTGCAGAGCTTGGATTCCTACCTTGGATGGCAGGAGTTTTTGCATCAAAGCGTGCAAAGACACTTCCAAAGTTGAGCCTTGCAAATGCAGAGAAACTGGAGGAAGCAAATACTCCTGCACAGAAGATTTTCAAGGAAACAGGATTCTGGCGTGGTCCAGAAGGACAGTGGAGATTTGAAATCTCTGATAAGGATATAAAGATTGATTCAGAGGTTTTGAAGAAGTCCTTGCCTCTCCTGAACTAGAAAATGCATACATCAAGTTTCTGCCTCCGGATTCCTCTGGAACACGAGGAGCATTCCGTCCAGATGGTAGAGTTCCACGCAGTGTGGTAGAGGATTTTGAGAACATTCCTACTGATAAGCGTGGTAGATGGCAGAAGAAAAGTGATGATTTGATGGGTAAGATGACGGATGATGGACTCTTCTTCCGTTATCCAGTTATTGAGATTTTCACACACACGAGGGACTCCGGGATCCAGAAGTTGCACCGGAGCATTTCTACTTCTGAAGAGATACTTGAGAACCAACGTAGAAATCTCGAATACTGGTTGGAGAAGGATACGCATTCACCATATATAGACTATCTCAGAAAAAACATTGATGAACACCAAACTGCAATTTCAAAGTACAAGAAGGAGATTGAAAATTTGGAGGCAGGAGGAGAGCAGGCTGCGGTGAATTTTGATGTAAAATCTACTCTTGTCCATGAACTTCAACATGCAATCCAAGAGATTGAGAA